TTGGGGAGATGCGAGAAGTCAATCAGGCATACAATTTGATACTAAAAGTTTTTCTTTTGATAACTGGGGAGAACATTTAATTTTTTGTTTTGCAGGCGATGGCAAGATATATCAATGGCGACCTGATGCCGGTAGTGGTAGTCCAGATACTATAGCTACCGCAGTAAGCAATGCACCTACTGGTTGTCAAGCAGTTGTTGTTAGCAACGAAAGACATTTAGTTGCAATCGGCTCTGGCGGAGATCCTCGTAAGATAGCTTGGTCAGATAGAGAAGATAATACTACTTGGACATCAACAGCTAGAAATACAGCAGGCGATTTACAAATACCTACTGGCGGTCAAGCTAATTACGCAATTAAATTTGGCAACGATATTATTATTTTTACCGATGTTGGTATAAACAAGATGTACTACACAGGCAGTCCTTTTGTTTATGGCATACAAGATGCCGGTGTAAATTGTAAAGCAATCAGCCCAAGATCAATCATATCGTCTGGTAGCTTTTTATCTTGGATAAGTGAAAACTCTTTTTTTACCTACGATGGTAGAGTTAGAGAACTTAAATCAGATGTGCATGATTTTATCTTTGACAACTTACAACAAAGAACGCAACAAGCTACTTTTGGCGCACATAATATTGATTACAATGAGATTTGGTGGTTTTTTCCTGTTGGCGGTACAGATCAACTATCACCAAATAAATATATTATTTGGAACTATTTAGAAAATGTCTGGTCTATTGGTGAGCTTGATAGAGGTTGTTGGATAGATCAAGGTGTTTTTGATAATCCAATCGCTTGCGATTCTGGTGGTTTTGTTTATGAACACGATAAAAGAGCTTTGTTTAATTCACCTGGATTAGGAACAAGAAAGCCTTTTTGTCAAACCGGCCCATTAGAAATAGGTAATGGAGATCGTGTTGCACAAGTAAATCAAATCTTGCCTGACGAAGAAACTACAAGTTTGCCGGCAATAACTTTAAGTTTTACTGGTCGTTTTACGCCATTAGGTGCAGAAATAGACTTTGGTAGTTTTTCTTTTAACGATGATGGTTATACTGATGCTAGATTTTCTGCTAGACAAGTTCAGATGAAAATAGAAGGCGATGTCACACAAGACTTTCAAGTTGGCAAGATTAGACTTGACGTACAACCTAGAGGTCGTAGATGATAGATCCTGCTAGTAAAAGTCAATATATACAAAGAGTGACTAACGCTCAACTTGACGTAACTGGAACTTCTTCTTTGGAAACAATTTACACCGCGCCAAGCGGTACAGACTTTGATTTTGCAATTATTGAGTCTATTTTGGTAGCTGATGATGGCAACCAACAAACTAACATAGACTTAACAGTTACTACTGGATCTAGTAATCTTTATATTTTTAAACAAAAAAATCTAAC